TTTTGACCCATCCAATATTGATACGGATACCGCACCTCGTCGTTTCACTAAATCAAATACCTTATTGAAAGGCGATGCTGATGGTGCAACATCGGAATCATCCGGCACACCGGAATATTGTTACATAATTGTTCCAGATTCAGGTTACAACACTGATTTGACAAAACTAAAATGCTTCGTATACGGTGCCATACATGAAGCATTGTCAGACGATAAATTGCCGATTCTATTTGATCAAACTAATGTAACTGCACTTGTCAATAAATTAGTTGAACATGTTAAAGCACATGGTACTTTGCACGGAAAAGACAGCTGTCCTTATCCAGTTGGCGGATTTGTAATTGTGAAATGTAAAATGGGTGATGTAAGTGTTGCAACAATATCAGATACAGTTATATATTCTGATGATGGTAAACGAGATTATTCTAAATTAAGTGATAAGACAACTGATGTAATAATGTACACTATGAGTGGTGTTACTCATGGTGTCATTAATAAGAGTGCATTGGGTAAACTAACTCTTGAAGGTGTTAAGTATGCACATAAATTTGATATTCCGGAACATGTTAAAACAGTATTATTAAATAACACATGCCCTGGTTTGGGTGAATCATGTGTCAAAACATTACATGCAGCATGGAAATCATCTGGTGGCGAATATGTCACACAAGAAGGTGGTGACTACACTACTAAATATCTGGAGGAAAAAGCCAAATATCGCAGATTAAAGGCTCTGTACAATAAACAATATGTTCATTAATAATTTACACAACTATCATACCTTTTCTAGCTAGTGATAATAAATATAAAATTGTCACGATGATAACAAGACAGACTGCCACTTGAAAAAATACAGATGTTGCAGTCTGTTCTTCTTCATCATCATTAACATGGTGACTGATTTCTTGTGCATCAATTTCAGATTCATAGTGTGATCTTGACACAGCATTATCAGATACATGTTTTGCTATAACAGCTCTTTGAATTTCATCAGGTATTTCAACTTGTCTGGCATCATCCAATGTCATTATAATAGGTTCTCTATATGGATCTGTTGTTGGTTCTATACCTTTGCCTGTTAAATTATCATATTTTCTAAGTTGCATCAAAACATATTTACTTGCTTGCTCAGGATTTATTTGAATAAAGTTGCCCGTATAATTGGCCATTGCTTATTATACATGTCTGACAGAAAATAAAACACACATTTTTTCCCAGTTATTATAATTTTTCCATATATCTATAATTATTGCATTTAGATATGTTAAAAATGAATCATCCTTAGTGTTCTATCACTGGTTCATACATATTCAATGTGTTTTTCAGTCTATTAGACTTATTTTTTAGACTCTGTAATCGAGCCTCAAATATTTTATTTTGGCCACCTATTAAACTTATTTTTTAGACCCTGCAATCGGGTCTCAAATATTTTTTATTAAAAATCATATTTTTCACATATTTTGATTTTTCTGATGCATTTCAGATCATATATACTTATACATGCATATGATATGTAGCATCATAAGATGCTAATTATGATCAATTTATAAGATATATATGATCATTTATGAACTATTTCATATACATAAAATTAATAATTTTATGATGCAAAAATAGATTTTTTATATGTATAGTGACACTTATTTTATAATTTTTTCTACGCGTAGGGAAGTTTTACACACAAATATTTGTGTGTAAAAAAATGAAATGTTGCATTTGATTGCACAAAACACCTCATCTAGGGATACAAAAAGTGCATATATCTAAGAAAACAAATAAAAAATAGAAATATGATTTTTTATCACAAACCCTTCAATCAAGCCTCAAATGAAAAAATAAGGAATTTAAAAAAATCCGGGAAATTTGGGAAAAGTGATAGAGAGTGTAAAAAAGTGCCGGACAACAGGTCGGACAACAAAATCCAGTCGTTTGAGGTAACAATGTGAACATATGAGAAATTGTTCAGTTAATCATAAAAAATCTGTAATACATTTTATGACTATGAAAGTATGATGCAAAAAGAGAAAAATAAATTTAATTTGCATCAGTTTGCGGCAGTTAATCCGGGGTGTTGTCCGACCTGTTGCATCATAACGACTAAAAATCATCACAATGGTCGAAAAATAAGGTGATATATGCGACCAATTAAAAATAAAAAGACGCTGACCGACAATAATCAAAAGTAATAGAGTAAATTTGTGTTTAGTCTTAATGTCTTTTTTATACATATATGACATTTTTATGAAAAATAAAAGTACATTAGACAAGTATTTAAAAATAAAAAGTATGACGATCGACAAGAATCAAAAAGTATGTGAGCTAAATAGTTTGTTGTATGGCATACATTTTTATTAATTATAAATATATCCTTATAATTGTTGAATAATTCAACAAAATATAGACCCAAAATATTAATATTACTATTGTCACAGTAAAAGTGTATAGCTGAACATGTATAATAATCGTTATAATTAATTTCTAAATTAATAGTATGTATGACATATTTTTGTAAATCATGTGATTATCAAACAAATGATGCATCAAATTGGAAAAGACATTTAGTATCAGATAAACACAATTGTTTGCAATCTAATGTAATAATGTGCAAAGAAACTGCACCTCAAAAAATTATAAAGTATAAACAAACATATAAATGCACATATTGTGATGCATGTTTTACAAATAGAAGCAATTTGCATAGACATGAAAAATTAAGATGTACATGTAAATTAGAATTTGAAAAAAAACTGGCCGAAAAAGAAATACATCATAAACAAGAAATACAAGATATAATTAAAACATATGAAAATAGAGAGCTTGTAAGACAGCTTGGTGAAATGAAAACTCAAATAGAACAATTGAAACAAGACAAAGAACATTTCAAGGAAACACAAAAGTTATCATCTACTACACTAGACAAATCAGTTAGTGCACTTACATATTTAACAACACATTACAAAAAAGCACCAGAATTAAAACAATTGACACAAGAGGCAGCAAAAGAATTATTATTGTATGAAAAAAGATTATATGATTATTTAGTATATCATACTGAAGAAGGATCACTAGATCAATATCTGGGCGATATTATCTTAAAATATGTTAAAAAGGATAACCCGGATGATCAATCGGTATGGAATTCAGATGTTTCCAGATTGACATATCTTGTTCGTGGATTGGTAGAAGATGAACAAACATGGCAAAGAGATGCAAAAGGCGTTAAATTTACAAAATTTGTGCTTACGCCTATTATTGACTATTTGAAAAATTATTTGTATGATCTTCTTACACCAAAAGAAGTAAAACCCAAATCTACAAATGGGTCTGATGATTCTAACAGTGTATCTGAACAAGATGATGATGATACAGTTGACATTAATTCTGATGCAGGTATGCAGCGTACTAAATCTGTTTTAGATATCATACAGACTATGAAAAGTAAAAAATTTAAGAATGATACATTATTACATATTGCATCACATGTACCATTGATACAAATAAAACAAAAGAAGAAACCAAAAAAATGAATAGATAAAAAAATTGATATATCACATCACTTGTTAATATCATTTGTTTGATAAAGTAATCCAATCATGGCACAACCGTCAAGACCACCAGTTGATGATGTTTGGGGCGACTCTGACAACATTGAGTATAAGCCTAAACTTGTGGCAATCGCTGTGCCTGCATCAGGTAAGATTGCAACAGATGATCCACTTGCTGAAGCATGTCTTGTCTATGAACCACCGCGTCAAAAAGAACCTGCACCGGTTAAGGTTACAGCAAAGCAAAACCACCGGTGAGGCAACCCGCAAAAATTCAAGTGAAGGCAACCGGAAAAGGAAAGAAAAGATTTGCAAAATTTATTGATACAATAGCAGATGGCCTATCTGACTTGTCTGACGCACTTTATCCGGATGATTAGTTTTTTTTATGAATTATAGTGATGCCACAGGTGAAGGCAAAAATGGTTTTAAATCGGGTAATTCAAAGTAAATTGATTTCAGGATTTTTGAAGTTTTTGCATCATATACAACCCAATACTTTTCTAACACCGATTTGCGATATGATGGTTGCTCATATCTCTTTTCATTTTGTAAATACCATTCAACAGTTTGTTGTGCATTTTCTTCATTCAAACACACTTTTGTCATATTTGAACGATGAACTTCGCCAAAAGCACCGACAACATTGACACCCAGGGAGGCACCAATAAAGTATAATCCACCGGTCATTGTTATTAATGCCTGATTAATATTTTCAAAATTTTGATCATCGCATGCAGTCTTCAAAGCTTGTAAAAATGTTTTCAGCATAGTTACAAATGAATTAATAACACTTGCATTTTCTTCAAACCATTCCTTTTGTTTATCCAGCGAAACAGGTTTTAATACATCACAATCCTCCATATCAACATCATTTAATTTGTCTAATTCAACCAATCCAAATGCATGACATGCACCATAAATAACATATAAGGTGTCACATAATGCATCAACTGCCTCCAGAAAATCATATTTTGTACATGCTTCCTCAAATTCTTTCACTTCCTCCTCAATCAAAGCATATCTAAAATCAACAAGTTTTTTGTTTTCCTGGCAAATATTTACTTGTGGAATTGTAGTTTTGGGATGGCCAAATACTTCGTGAAATTCACCGACTTGTTGAAATGGAGTTGGAGTTGACATGTTTTATTGATAATGGATTATATGTTATTAGATTGTAAATGTTGTATAATCAATTTTTATTTTATGGGTAAGAGACATAAAATAAAAATTGTTAGCAATAGATAGCATCACATATGTGTGACTCTAGCATTTGCAGCTCGCATTACCGCACTCATCCAGGAACAACGTAGTGCGAATCCAAGTTCTTTGTTACGCTGTTTCATCATTGTAACTGCCTGACGTGCAGTGGAAAAATCGAAATGCTTGCTGTATTGCATTATTGTACTGACATGATTTTTTGGTGAGCCTGTTCCTGTTGTGGTCGCAATGTGATATTCAGAATGACCATTGATGAGTCCCCCAGAAATAGAATCATGATGGGTAATATATTCGCCACCCACATCAAATATTGCAATCTGTTCACCATCCAAATTAACTAATTCCAATTTGCCAGGATGTGCTACAAAATGTCCATCTGCAACTAGACACTCGCCAATACAATACAACATATCATGGCACACAATTTTATAAAATTTTGGTTTTGGTAACACACTA